GAAGTGGACAGGGAGAAAGTAATCTGTCATTTGAATGATTGCATAGACGCATCCAGACGGGACAACACGTGGGTCTTTGTCCGGAAAGATATCGTTGAGGATGCCATCGCCCTGTTGAAAGAGCAGGAAACCTCAGACACAGGAAGTTGCAGAGTATTCCAATGCAAAAAGTGCGGATTTGGAATTGATGATATTTTTGTGAATGACGAGGAAAAATATCAGACCGTCCCGAGATATTGCCCGAACTGCGGAAGAAGTGTGGAGCTGGAATGACAGATAAGGATATAAAAGGCGGCGAAACCGAAATGCTCAGAAAGATTGATGCAATGCACAGCCTGTACGGCGTGCGGCAGAAGACGATTGACGGGAAACCTGCCGTATGCGGAGATTGTCCACATTTTCATTCGGGAATATATCATGACAGGATTCTTTATAAGTGCGAAGCGTATGGAATGACACACAGCGAGGCTACAGACTGGCGAAGAAGTAACGAACCGTGCGGATTGATTGATTTCCCTTTACCAAATGATTTTGTGCCTGTGATTGAACGTATAAAGCATGAAAGAATTCAGGCAGAAAAACCGATACCAGGACAGATAACAATGTTCTGACTTAAAGGCGGTGAAGGGGAATGACACGGCAGGAAGCCATTGAAACTATCAGGATGGCTATTGCACAAGTTGAGTGGGAATATCCGATGAATTATGCGGCTGCATTTGACATGGCTGTTGACGCACTGAACCAACAGGAAATCGTCCGGTGCAAGTATTGCAAACATGGATTCCGTTTGGATGATACAAATTACATTGTTTGCGGCAGACCGTTTGCGTGTAACAGGGAAGCGCATGCTGAAAAATGGTTCTGTGCTGACGGGGAGAAGATGGAATGAATGAATGGGTAAGTGTCAAGGATAGACTGCCGGATGAAAGGCAGAGCGAAATTACGCATGATTTTGAGTACGTTCTTTGCGCTACCACATTTGGAGATGTAAGAGCGTATAATTTCGGAACGCCTATTGGCTGGAAAGAACCGCATTTCTGGAACGGATGCGGAAAGATGGATGAATACGTTACTCATTGGATGCCAATGCCGGAGATGCCGAAGGAATGTAGGTGAAGCGAATGAAAGATCCGTATGAAAAGATATGGGAAGAAATCGGAAAAGGATTTGAATTAACCATAAAAATGATTAAATGGATTGCTGAACGAACTCTGTCTGCTAAGGATTATAAAGAGTTTGTAGATGAGTTTACAGAAAAACACGACAATCATGAACTGATTGATTTTCTACGTAAGGAAGGGCGGGAAAGTGAATGAGCGAGTGGCATAGCGTTGATTTCGCACAGCAAGGTTGGCAATGCCCTATTTGTAAACGGGTTTATTCGCCAACAACCCAAATGTGTTATTACTGCGGAAATGGCGTTCCTTATACTGGTTTAAGAACAACATTTGATTCGGAAATTGATTGGTCACATCATAAATCTGTAACGGAAGCGGAAAAGCCGAAGGAAGGGCGGTGAAGTTTGTGCAAGATTTAAGCGATTTAACACTAAAAGAAATATCAGAAATTGTTGCAAAAAAACAGGTTCGATACGAACTACATATTGAGCCGACTGGGTATGGTAGTAGCAATATTACAGTAACGATTGAACCGTGGGAACCGTTTGACCCTAAATGCCCATATGGTACACCAGTAGTTTATGTTAAAGATAAACAAGAGGGTCAGTGAAGTGAATGAGCGAAGAACGGATTGAAATGCTGAAAAAGGCACTTGCTTTGTATGAGTTCGTAATAGATCAGAGAAACGAATACGGCGAATCAAACGAGTTCTTTTGCATGGTAGAAGAATTGTCAAAAATAGTCGGTGTGGACTTGCATTCATAGACGTTTTAAGGTAACAATGACCAAATAAAGCGCTGAAGGTCGGTGAAGCAAGAATGATTCTAATATTAACGGCAGAAGAATATTCAATTTTGCTTGGACTTCTTGAAGATATTTCTCAAGCGGAAGACATTCACGATGCACTCCCAGTTCAAGACAGAATAGCAATAAAAAGCATTATTCAAAAACTTGGCGGTACTTATTTCGGCAAATTGTGAAGGGTCGGTGAAGTAAGAATGACCGCATGGATTTATTCTGATGGGCATGTAATATTTTCATACTATAGGAAAGCATATAAAAAGTCACGGCACAGACGAATGGCTCAAAGATTCGTTAAGCGCTTTCAGCAGTCTTATCCGGAAAGATCAGCAATTGCAATAATACTATGAACAAAGAAAAGGAGAAATGGACATGAGTAAATTTATCGAACTTCGCTTTGGACAGGGCGACCTTGGCAAATCCTTAACGCATAAGGAAAACATTGAAGACGGCGAGTATTTTATCCAACGTGAAATCATCCCGGTTAAGGCTATTGAAGATGTATATGTCATCCTTCCTGAAAAGCGTAACATCAGGATCACGTACAAGCACCGTGGTAAACTGTGGCAACGCACAGAGTACTACAAGAACGAGATCGACTGTATCAAGAGAATGACCATGATCCGCAGAGCATGTGGGATTACCGCCAATGAGGTTCTTATGAATCCGGTTCCGCTGCCGATGGATGCGGAAGAGTGGAGAAATATAAAGGGTGAAGCAGAATGAATAAAGTCTATGTTGTTACATCCGGAGAATATTCAGACTACCACATTGAAAAGATATTTTCCGACCGTGAATCTGCATGGCTGTATGCCATGATGGATGCTGACAGGGAAGTAGAAGAGTATGAAGTGGACAGCATCGGCATTGACAACACAATGCGGTATATCCTGGTTAAGTACGACTACAAGTATAATCATATCCGTGAGCTTACCCTTTGCAATCATCCGGAGATCCCGCACATAGAAGACGGCTGGTATGACTACTTCCAGTACACATTGGATCTGTCAAACAGCAGACTGTACGCTTCCATCATGCGGTACGGGAAGCGCAGCGGTATGATAAAGAAGATCACTGATGATAAGTTTACCCAGTACCTGTATGAGCATGGCACAAGCAGGGAAGAACTGATCCGGAAGCACGATGAAAAGCATGCGCCTACCGGATACTATCAGATGTATACCACTACGGCGCATACGGATGCGGTCAGTAATTATTTTACGGAATACCTGAACAAGCGTGTAGCAGAAGGACTTCCGCTGCCGAGTCTTCCGGAACTGCAATGCATGGTTGACAATGCAAGAAAGGATATGGAATCAGATGGAAATTAAGAACGCTAAAATCTCCAAAGCTACGATCTCCATGGCAGATCATGGCTGCCTGACATTCTGGGTGTACCTGGACGGGTCCGGATGGGGATGCGGTTTCGGTGGGTACTGCATCGGAACTGGGTACATTGGTGCGGACGAGGATGACTTTACCGCAGAATCAGGAGATGGGCTGGTTGCAATGATGCGGATCATGGATGTCGTAGGCGTGGAGAAGTGGGAGGATCTGCAGGGCAAGTATGTCCGGTGCAAGGTTAAAGACTGGGGCGACACCGTTGATGAGATCGGGCATATCATGCATGACAAATGGTTCAACATCCGTGAGTTCTTTGCTGAAAGGAAGATGAAAAATGACAGGCAATAAAGCGATCATGATTAGTCTTCATCCCAAATGGGTGAATCTGATCCTGCGTGGCGTGAAGACAAGGGAAGTCCGGAAACGTGCTCCGCTGCAGAAGCATCCGTTTAAGGTGTATCTGTACTGTACAAAGCCTAAAACCAAGGATCCATATGAGTACCTTGAAGTACACAACGACAAGGACGGAAAGATCTACAAGGCAAACGGATATGTCGTCGGTGAGGTAACCTGCGTAAGCACAACGGAATTCAACAGGCCGTTCGGAAACCATATCTGCGGAACATGCCTGACAGCAAATGAACTGTACGACTATGCCGGAGCAAACGACAAGCTTTCATACATGGCATTGGAGAACCCGATCACCTATGACGTGCCAAAGGAACTGTCTGAATTTGGACTGACCTACCCGCCGCAAAACTGGCAGTATGTGGAGGAAAAGAAACTATGAGCATGACGAACTGCGTGAACTGCGGAAGTGCAAAGGAAACGACCCAGTCTGTATGCCCGTTCTGCGGTACGTCATACTTTGACCTGACGGACATTGATCTGTTCCGCACAACGCCATGCGTTGTCAGGTTTAAAATGGACGGAACCATATTCCAGATGAAAGCTTTTGTAAGCAGGGCAAACTTCACTATAGAACCTGAGTGCATGGAAATATCATCCTTGGATGACACAGCGCCGCGTTATTTAAAAACGGGCAACAACATTACTGTTGACGTTGAGTTTGTAGGAGCAGAATAGTTTTTATTTATTGCTCATAACCACAATACGTGGTATAATTACCACAATCACACAACAAGACCTTTTGTAAGGGGGAAAGACAAATGCAAGATACAACGACCGCCTATGACCACGTATGCGGTCTTTATATTTGCACGGAAGGAGGTGAGTGCATGTGTCAGAAGCAACACAACTGATACCTAACTGGACGTATGAAGACTTCCTGAGCGAGCGTCCCTATGAATGGCTGTACACGCAGAAAGACAACAAGTTCATGCTCCAGATCCTGCTCAACAAGATGCAGGCTGCCGCAAAGGAACTGAAGTTTCCCGGGTTCATGAAGACATGGAACGCCTACGTGGAATCCAAGTCCCCGAAGGCAACCATTCTCGGAAGCAATCAGACCATGTTCCCCAAACAGCCGGCGCAACTGGACTGCGGAACCTATGTGGCGGACGAGTACGGCGTATCCCGGATCAACGAGCTGGGTGCCGAGGTGGAAGTGATCTCCCATCCGCTCCTGCCGGTGAAGCGGGTCACCAACATTGAAACCTTTGAGGAGAAGCTGGAGATCGCCTACTGCCGGGGAAAGGATCCATGGAAAAGCCTGACGGTATCCAGGGAGAAACTGGCATCCGCCCAGAAAATTATTTCCCTTGCGTCCCAGGGCGTGGCGGTGAACTCCGAAAACGCTAAGGAAGTTGTGAAATATTTAGGATGTTTAGAGTCACTAAACTTTGACAACCTGCCGAGACAGGACTCCGTCAGCCACATGGGATGGCTTCAGGACGGGCAGTTCATGCCGTACGTGGAGGACGTTTCCTATGACGGGGAAAGCCCTGAGTTCCTGAAGATGTATGAGGAGTTCCGCCCGACCGGGGACGAGGAGAAGTGGCTGGAGTGCGCACGGTCCGTTCGGAGTGCTGACTCCGTGCCTGCCCGGATCGCACTGGCAGCCGCCTTTGCCGCCCCGCTGGTGCAGGTGCTGGGCGGGCTTCCGTTCTTCGTCCACTTCTGGGGAGAAGCCGGGTGCGGAAAGACCGTGGCGCTGATGCTTGCCGCATCGGTGTGGGGCAACCCGGAGGTCGGGCGGTATATCAAGACGTTCAGCGGCACAAAGGTCAGCATGGAACTGTATGCCGCGTTCTGTTGCAACCTGCCGATCCTGTTCGACGAACTGCAGGTGATCTCCGACCGGAAAGCTTTCGACGATATCGTGTACATGCTGTGCGAAGGTGTCAGTAAGGGGCGCGGCGCCAAGGAAGGCGGACTGCAGGTGCAGAAGCGCTGGTCGTCCTGCGTGATTACAACCGGCGAGATGCCGATCATCCAGGGAAACAGCGGGGGCGGTGCGGTTGCCCGGACGATTGAAGTGAATTTCGGTGGCATTCCGCTGTTTGCGGATGCGCGCGGGACAGCCATCCTGCTGAAGGAAAACTACGGATTCGCCGGGCAGAAGTTTATCCGGATGCTCCGGAAGGACGGCATGATTGATGCCATCAAGGCGATCCAGAAGAAGTTCTACACCGCCCTGATGCAGGAAGATATCCACGACAAGCAGGTGCTGTCCGCATCCATCCTGCTGGCAGCGGACGCACTGGCAACGAAAGCCATCTTCAAGGACAAGCGGGCACTGACGGTGGAGGACATCAAGAACTATCTGGTCAGCCGGACAGAGACGGACGTCAACCTGCGGTGCTACCAGTGGCTGGGCGGGGTCTGTGCCGCCAACCCCCGGCGGGTCGACGCGGAAGATCAGGCAAACGGGGAAATGTGGGGCAGGTACAAGGACGGATACGTGTTCATCAACAAGACCGTGTTCGACGATATCCTGCGGAACAAAGGGTTTTCCCCAGGCGCCTTCCTCGACTGGGCACGGCGGAAGAATCTGCTGAAGTGCCAGTTCTACGGGACGGGAAACAAGAACAACCGTCCCACATGGCCCATTTCGGTGAACGGGAAGAACGTTCCGCATGTCGGGCTGAAACTCCCCGATGAAGAGAAGACAGAACAGGAGGCGTACCGGGAATATGTGGAAGTGCAGGAGGAAGACATGCCATTCTGATTTCTTTACGGTGTTTACGGTGCTTTTACGGTGCACCGTAAATCCTGTACGCCTTATAAATCAACGCTTGCAGGCATGTCTTTACGGTTTTTACGGTTTGCGGGTATACACACCGCTTTTTTAGGACAATATTTTTTGTAAATCACTCAAGCGTGCTCGCGCGCGTAAGGGTATGTTTGGCACCGTAAAATCCGTAAAAACCGTAAATGGCATACTTGAAACCATTATAAATAAACGCTCACAGAGTTTTACGGTTTTGGAAACACACCGTAAAAAATCAGGGCACACCGTAAAGAAATGAGGTGAAAGGATGAAAATTCTCATCGCAGTCCCGTGCATGGACATGATTCCACGTCCGTTCGTGGAGACGATTCTCAGCATGGACAAGCCGGAAGGCACGGACATCCGGTTCCTGCCGAACTCACTGGTATATGACGCGCGAAACCTGCTCAGCCTGCAGGCTATGGAAGCGGGATATGACTGGGTCATGTGGCTCGACAGTGACATGATCGTCCCAAAGGATACCCTTCCACGCCTGCTGCAGGATGCAGAGAAAACAGGCACGTCCATGATCAGCGGGCTGTACGTCCAGCGCACATACCCGACCACCCCGGTGATCTACCGCAGGATCCATCCGCCCAAGGCGGACGCGGACGGGCACCTGCTGAAACAGATTGATCCATACATGCAGTACCCGGAGAAGGAACTGTTCCGGATCGCCGGGTGCGGATTCGGGTGCGTGCTGACATCGGTACCGCTTCTGGAGGAAGTGTGGAACACGTTCGGACCTGCATTCAATCCACTGCCATGGGCAGGCGAGGACGTGTCCTTCTGCTACCGGGTCAGCCTGTTGAAGACATGGGAGCGCCGGAACATCTGGTGCGATTCCTCCATCAACTGTGGGCATGTCGGGCAGTTCGTATACACGGATGCACTGCTGAAGAAAGGTGAAAGGGAGGTGAATGCATGAAGAGTATCGAATGGTGGCGGGGAACAGCGAACCATATGTGGCGGACATACTTCGCCATGGAGCGGGACGGGTTCAAGTGGGAGAACCTATCCGAACCGAACAGACGCATTTATGCCGTGTGCCACCACGTATTCCTGAAGAAGTTCGTGTCCTCGGATCAGGATGTGCTCCGGTTCTACTTCACATCCAGATGGGGCGACGACATCTATGCGGTGGAAGATTATTCCGCCAAGCATAACATTCCCGTGAAAGTGATCTGGATGATTATCCGCAGGGCAAACCGGACAGTCATGGAGGAAATCGGATTCCTTGAAAGGAGGGAGAACGCACAGGATGAATAAACCGCTTCTGGATATTATCGTCACGCACTATAACGAGACATGGGACGAGTGCAAAGGATTCTTTAACATGCTCGCTGCACAGCGGAACGTGGACTTCAGACAAATCACTGTGACGCTTGTGCAGGACGTGCGTGTTTCGGATGTCCTGTGGCATGGACTGGAAAAGAAGATTCAGAACTATCCCTTCCGGGTGAACTTTATCACCCAGACCACGGACGCCGACCATCCACGGAACGACGGGTTCAACGCCGGCGGGGCGGACTGGGTCATGTTCTGTGATATAGACGATATGTTTGCAGACGTGTATTCCCTGCAGATGATTCTGTCCCAGTTCCCCGTAAATGATTACGATATTATTTGGACAAAGTACATCTCCGAGGAACGTTGGAGCGGGAAAGACGTCTATCCGAATCGTGTGGATGAATCAAACCTGTCCACTGTGACCGGGAAACTTTACCGCCGCGCGTTCCTGGAAGAAAAGAAGATCCGGTTCGTGTCCGCCTTCTCCATGTACGTGGACTACATCTTCAACGCCATCGCCATTGCGGAAACACAGCCCTTCCGGATCGTCAGCCTGACGACTGATTTCTACGTGTACTGCAAAACCTACCGGGAGTACGGGTATTCACACCGGATCGAAAACGTCAGAGACTTGATCGAGCAACGCTTCGAGCGGGACATTTACATCGCGCAGGAATTAAAGCGCCGTGGACTGAAACACCCCATGCAACAGGCAATGATGCGCGCCCTGATGTTTGACTACTATCAGATCTATAATCCCGCCAATGAACCTGTTCCGGAATACAATACGAACTGGGCACGATACTTTGTGAACACATACCCGGATGCACTCGCCCTCCTAAGCGTTCCGGCTGAGGTTGAGGTTGTGCGGGATATGGTGGAAACGGAAACCATGAACCTGATCCAGCATATCTACAACGACCACAGGATTGAGTTCTACATTGCCAACGACACCCACAGGATCTCCTTTGAGACATGGCTCCATGACGTGATGTTCCACGCACCTGAGGATCCGGAGCATCCGGCGGACGCACTGAGCGCACAGGCGGAACAGGGCGCACCATTGGCACCCCCGCATGTGGCAGTGTACTGCGGGACACGAAACACCTACCAGAACATGGTCGTGTCTTCTAAGTCCCTGCTGTACCACACGCCCATGGACAAGGTATACTTCCTGATCGAGGACGACGTGTTCCCCTACGAGCTGCCTGACGTGATCCAGTGCATCAACGTGTCCAGACAGAACTTCTTCCCGCCGGACGGACCAAACTATTCCAACGTCTGGACGTACATGTGCCTGATGCGCGCCGCCTTCACCAAGCTGATCCCGTACGACACCGTCCTGTCCCTCGACATCGACACCATCGTGCAGGAAGACATCTCCGCCCTATGGGACGTCGATCTCTCCGGGCATTACCTCGCAGGCGTGCCTGAACCCGAACGCCAGAAATCCC